TAAATCTCTGCATGTCTCCATGCAGTGTGGCCATCATAGCTTCTTTACTGCCAAACATCACCAGTTTGTTGAGCTTGCGATTGTTGACCATGTAGTAAGGACAAGTCATGCGGCGATCTAGTGCCAGCAAGTTTTTGGGAGTCAACAACTTCTCTGGCAAATCAAATGTGTAACTGCTGAGTTCCAGCAAGTTCTCAAACACATAAAAACCTTCGTATGTGAGTCTTAGGCCACCATCATCTTGAATGTTCTGCCACCAGGTGCGCATGGCTTCATCAAGAGGTGGCGCATCAGGATAACGTGTTATCAGTTCCTGAGTAAGAGCAAGTTTATTGAGCATTGGGATAGATCTTATCCCCTTGTGTCAACAGCACAACACTGAACTTGTCTGTTCGAAACTGTGTGTTGAGTTTTCTAGCCAAGTTAATGGCGTGTCCTGGGTTGGAGAACGATACTTTTTTGTACTTGGGACCAGGAAACTGAGTAAGCAAGTTGCTGGTTTTCAAGTTGATAGGCTTGGCATCAAAAAACACCGCCCAAACACCTTCTGACGCCAGCACTTGTTCTGTCTTGTAAGTCTGTTTGTTAGTGTGCTCAATCAGCACTGTAGGCTTTGGTCTTGACATATTAAACTCCGCGTTTATTTATGCCAATAACTATGTAGATTTAAAACTACCGCCGGTGATCTGCACTTCTACTATTTCTGCACCACGTGCTTGTTGTGTTCGCATTTGTTCCAGTGTAAGCAACAGTTTGGTAATATCACTATGCAGATCTTTGGCATCACGCAGGCTTATTTGTAGTTCTCGTTGTCCGCGGCTTTCTGCAGCCTTTATTGAGTCCACAAAACGATTTATGTGCATGCTCATTTTTTTAGAAACGGTACCAAGTTGGGCGCAGTCCAACCCACGGGCTTGAGTACTTTGCCATCTTCACGTTTGCGCACCTTGCCTGTTTCACGATCAATCTTGGCAAAGTTGGTACTCATGACTTCCTTCCAGGCACCTTCGGCATCAAAGCCTGCTGAATGGATGGCACCAATGGTGACCACAAGGATGTCAATCAACGCATCAAGTTCTGCTTCCATGTCGTGTGCTTGTTGCAGTTCGCCGAACTCTTCTTCAATCAAACTCTTGTACATGGTGTACTGAGATTCGTTCATTGCGTCCACTGACTGATCGCAAGCCCGCATGAATTTTTCTTGATCACGAAAGGGATTTGTCACGTGCTGACTCCTGAGTGTGAAATGGTCCTTGATATTGATAACGTTCCAACACAATTAGTTTTGGGTTGCGAAGCAGTCGCCATGCACGATGTTGTTTCACAGCATACCAACCTGCAGCATACCATGACTTGCTTTTGTTTTCTTTGGTGAACAATGGCAATCTGTGCTTGACATCCCACATGGGGTTGAATGCTCTGCATCCTGTTTCAAATCCATGCACTTGGTCTGGTGCAGGCTTTGTGATTTTCTCAGGTGGTGCAAACTCAATGTTGGCCTGCTTTCGCACCATGGGAATGGTTTTGAACTTGCCCACTTGATCATTGATGCGCACAGTGTAGCCGTCGGCTTCGGCTTCTACCACACCAACCTTGCGATTGTCTTGCTTCAAGATCCAATACTTTTTATCCACTATGGGTTTGGCTTCGATCATCTAATACTCCTTTGTATGTTTGATTCAACCAGCGACCAATTGCATCTGCAAAGTCACTGAGTTTGGTGAGTTCGTATTTGCCACAGAATCTTAGGAAGTGCGCACCTACCATGCCCACATCCTTATGACTAATCTGCTCACGAATGGCTTCGTCTACTACAGCTTTGACAGCATCGGGCTGTGCAGTGAGATCAATCAACACACGATTGCGTTCATAATCTTCCAGCACCTTGCGTTCTGTTTGCTCATGGTCCATCCAACGTTGCAACATGAGATTGTTCCATGCATAGCCACGACGGTCACGATCTTCAAACGCTTCTGTCAGTCCCACTTGATTCTTTGTGCCTTTCACACGCACACCTGGATAGGCTGAAAACACATTGTCACCGGGATCACCACGCATGCACTTCAAGAACAACACCCACTTCTGATAGTCAGTGGGAGGCACAAAGTTGGCATCGGCTTTGCCAACCTTGATCTTTGAGTTACTCTCAATAGTGAATGCCAAGTTTTTGCCTTTTGCGTCTGTAACACCCGTGGTACTAAACAAGTGATCGTTGATGCCATTGTACAATTTTACATTGGGTGCAATCAACTGCACAAAGTCGGAATCTGAGCTGACAATAACGTGTTCGTCTTGGGGGTGTAATGCAATCCAACGTGCAATGATGTCGTCTGCTTCTGCTGTGGCACAACGGATCACACTACAGTTGGTTCGTGTAGACAAGTATTTAGTCAGTTCATCATAGGTTTCCCAGAACAGCTTGTCCTCTTCTGCTTCTGACTCGCTCATTTGCCCACGTGCCACTGCACGATTGGCTTTGTAGGGTTTATAATGATCTTTGCGCCAGCTACGTCCTTCCAGTGCGAATACCACATGATCAGCACCCAAATCACGTGCTACTTTGTTTGCGCTCATCAAGGTAAGATGCAGGGCAAAACCCAATTTGGTCCACGTGTCTGCGGCACGATGCGCTTGGTGCCGGGCACGGAAAAACATGTTGCTAGTATCAATCAGTAGGTAGCGCATTTGTGTTCACCAAGTTGTGTTGTTTGATGTATTGTAACACATAGTTGGCCCAAAAGCAATGGCCTTTGGCATCAAAATGGTACCATTTTGAGGGCACATGCCCGTTTTGTTGCAAAATAGCATTGTAAGAACCCTGTCTGTTGTAAGGGTACATGTAACTAGTACCCCAAATATGTTGATTTTGAACATCACTGAAAGTACTGTAACTACTGTAAAACAAGTGAGGGATGTTCGACCTTTGTAGTTCGGTGTGTAATGTCCAAATCTTTTCATGGCATTCCTGAGTTTTGATTGCCCAATCCACATCAACCACAAACTGTTTGTATCGTTGTTGCAATTTTGCAGGAACCCAATCTGCCCCAGATGCGTTCACCTGATACCATATGCCGTTGTGCAACCACTCTTCTCGTTCCCAAGTGGTCCACTGTATGACCATGAATGTGTTGTTCAGTTTGTCAGGGTTGTTGGCAATCCATTCCCTGGTGGTTCTAATAATGCGATCATTACTGCTGGCCGACTCTGCATCACAGACCAATGTACGGCCAAGATTCTGTGCCAGATGTGTACACCAGCTGGCTGCCAAGTTGAGTGGATGTGGACGACGATCTATACCGTTCTTACCATCATCCACTGCAAAAGCATCTGGCACAACTGCTTCTGCGGCAGCGGTGTGACTGCACCCATTTGCATACAATATCATCTGGGACTGGGACCACCTGTGTCGTCTGCGCCTACTGGTTCCCATGATTCTAATTTCTTTTTCAAATCTTCAGCATTGGCCACACGCTGCCGCAGTTCACTGCTGCTGAATGAATGATCGCGACCATTGAAGTGTAGTTCAATATCACGCTTGTGACAAATCTCACGACCAGTAAATTCTCGACCTTCGTATTCCACACCCAGTATACGAACATCAATAGGCAGGATCAACAACAGGTCTTCTAGATCTTTTTCTGTGTTGTACACCCAAACTTCATCCACGTACTTGCAACCTATCAGTTGCAGTTGTCGTTCCACAATGCTCTGTACTGGGCGATTTTTGTTAGGACGATCCAAGGTGGGATCGTTTTGCAACGCACAGATCAGGTAGTCACATTCTTCCTTGGCTTCACGCAACATGGCAATGTGACCAGCGTGTAACAAATCAAAAGTGCTGGCAGTAAAGCCCACACGTCTTCCATCCATCATATCAATTTCCTTAACTAATCTCAGTGCGTCCGTCACCAATGTCACGGGTGTGTACATAACCGCCTGCTGAGTTACGCATGGCTTGATCCTGTTCCCATGTTTCCATCACAACATGTCTGCACACATTCTGGAACCAGCGATCCACAATGTCTGAGTCTGCGTCTGTGGGTTTCATCATGTAGCCGGCCTTGACCAAGCGGGCAATGAATATCTCATTCCAGTCCAGTTCAAATGCACCTTGGTGCAAGTTGTTGGGATCAATGTCCATGTTCAAGATAGCCACATACGGTTCGTTGTTTTCTGTGGCCAGTTGTTTGGCAGTTTTCTCAGGCGCCTTGGGCACACGGATAACTTTTTCTGCTACAGGTTTAGGTTCTGGCTTTTTCTTAAAGCGGTCAAAGAATCCCATTATTTGCCCCACCCATTGCCCCAAAGGTCAACGTGTAATCGTGGACTGTACCAGTAGCCACGTTTGAGTGCTTCGTCGGCCACATTGATTCTATTGCCATCATACACACTGACCACACCGCCCACAGGCATCACAAACACAGGACCACCAAACTCACGCAGTCGATATTCATCCACTGCACGATCCAGTTCGTCAAAGTCTTCAACTTTTTCCACAACAAACTTGAGATATGTAATACCATGTGTCTCATAATCCCAAATCACATCAGGCTTGATAGCGTCCGCCCAGGACTCGCCACTGACACTTAATTTTGGACTAACACTAAAAGTAATTTCACCAAACCAGTTGCGCAAGTAGTCTCCAAACTCTTGACTTAGCTCTTGAGTACCATTGGTCTCAAATGTGATATGTCGCAGTCCACGTTCGGCCAACACATCCAACAGTTCTGGATAAGCACGTTGCCAACCCAGCAATGGTTCACCACCAGTGATTACCAAATGCACAGGATTGCCATTGGGTTGCAACCAGTTGCCA